ACATAGACGCATAGTTCTCCCAAATCTTCTTTCTGTTTGATAAATAGTTCTCTCGCAGAATAAAAACGTAATCAATATTCGTGCGGAGATTTGGTGGAATACCCAGCGGGTATTGCATGGTGATGATTAACATCACTTTCCAGTGTCTCAATTGTACCATTTTCATTCAGACATTTATTTTTCTGAAATCATAAAACCAATGCTTTTTAAATGGGCATTGCACCCTCTCGGGCGGGTTTAGACTATATCTTAAGGCATCATTGTAATTGGTTAGATTACTCAACCCCACGGGCGTTTAGTCGTTGAACAATCATCATAACCTTACCATATCTTTTTCGACTTTTTCAGTCTTTTGAAGCGGAATTAGATGACGTGCTGCGGGTTATCTCTATTTTATACCTTTTTACTGTACTTTATGTGGTTAGCATAAACCGCGACTCTATTTCTAAAGCCGTTTAGTAGTATAAACCTTCATAGAACTCTATGTAAGTGTTCTAAATCAAGACGTCTCCGCAATTTGGACGTGTCGCATATAAAGGATTTTTTTTTAGTCCTAAATACACTAGCCATTTCTTTTGGAATGACTTAGGCAAACAATTCACCGTTCATGAACAAGGATCGCATCAACTTGTCTTTGGTCCAGCTGTTGTCGTAGAGACAATCATCGAGAATCACGAAAGTACGAGGATCGATCGAGCATTTCTTGTAAGTTTCCATCTCCGACTGGCACTGTTTCATAACAGCCTTTTGACGGCGCAACACATTTTCGATAAGTATCGAGTTGTACTCTTCGTGAATGAAGAGCTTGGGCACCAACTTGCCGTAAAAACCGTTTCCGGCTTCTGTGCCCGAGATAACAGTGCCGATCGGGATGTCTTGGTGGTGGTACAACAAATCTTTGACCAAAAATGTTTTACCTGTGTCACGACGACCAATCAACACTATTACTGGACCCTTGTTTTCTCTCGGGTCAAATGTGATTGATCTCATGTCAAATTTTTTTAATTCTAATGTCATTTATGTATAAATTACCTACAATATAATAAATACAAATAGAAAACGATTAGTTCATTATTACTAAAATATATACATTTCATAAAATATAACTCATGGAATCCAAGTTTAGCATAAATTACCGAAAGACCAAGAAATTGAATTTAGAGAAAGTCGCTTCTACCGACGGAGAGACATATACCCCCTTCGACATCACAAGTATGCAGTCATACACACCATTGTACAACCGGTTTTTCGAAATGGATGAGACCAACTATAACAAAATCACTTTGAACAACACTTACCAAATCCGCGACCTAAGTACCGTCTACAAGAATGACGAGATTGTAGAGAAAAACATTTTTGTTAAATTCTCTCCACTCATCGATCCATTGAACTTCTTGCGTGGCAAATACAATTTAGAAACTGAGATTACGCGGACCCTACCGAGTATTAAATCCACTGAGACAATCATGCCTAAACTGTTGGACGTGAATAACTCGGCATATGTCGACGGGTTTTTCTCATACTTGACGTCTATGTTGAAAGATACGCACGGCTGGGTTCACGGCGTGGAATACTACGGCTCTTATTTAGGAATTCAGAAGAAGTTCAAGTACAACATCGCAGACGATCTCGAGTTTGTCTCTAACTGTCCCTTCTTTTTGAACAATATCAACAAGCATTTCACAATCGATGAAGAGGCGTCGCAGATTCTGAATCAATATTCGGGCGAAGGGTCTCGTCGCAATCGAAACAAGCTCTGTATCGAAGACAACGACGTGACTCTTGATGTAGAGGAGGTCTTGATTGATGAACATGTAGAGACTGTAGAGACAATGTCGCCTATAAACCTAGAGTATGAAAACGTCCGCACAAACAATGTTGTGGAGAGCGATAGCAGCGGAAGTGAATCCGATGGAAGCGATTCCGATGGAAGCGATTCTGATGGAAGCGATTCTGATGAAGAGTCTGTTTGGGAAACCGAATCTGAATCAGAGTCTGGTGATTCGAAGTCTGGTGATTCGAAGTCTGGTGATTCGGACTCCGACGGGTCAACTTTTGAAGACGACGACGAACCCATTTTCAGCTACTTGAATAACTACCCCATCCAAATGATCTTTCAAGAAAAGTGCGCAGGAACCATCGATCAACTTCTCATGCGTCGCAAACTGAACGACGAACAATTCATGGATGCCCTTATGCAAATCATGCTCATTCTGGCCACCTATCAAAAGTTGTTCCACTTCACTCACAATGACTTGCATACCAACAATATCATGTATGTAGAGACAGACATCGAGTTTTTGTACTACAAATTGGAGGGTGTTTTCTACAAAGTCCCTACACATGGCCGCATCTACAAGTTGATCGACTTCGGAAGAGCCATCTACAAGTTCAACAACAAGTTGTTTTGCAGCGACAGTTTTGCGGCTGCGGGGGATGCATCTACACAATATAATTGCGAACCCTACTTTAACGACAAGAAGCCGCGAGTCGATCCCAATCCGAGTTTCGATTTGTGCCGCCTCGGATGCTCGTTGTACGATTTTGTTTGCAGAGACAATGATCCGAAAACCCCTTTGCAAAAGCTGGTTGATCACTGGTGCAACGATGACTTCGGAAAAAACATGCTTTACCGCCACAATGGCCAAACCAGGTATCCCGACTTTAAGTTGTACAAGATGATTGCGCGAACTGTCAACAATTTAGTGCCCAAAGATGAATTGAAAACACTCGTATTTGCGACGAAATACACATTCACACCGGATGCGAATGACTCAATCACAATCGTGGATATTGATAGTTTGCCGGTTTACGTTTAATACGGAGGAATTTAAGCAACTGTATCAAAAATGTTTACAAAAATGATATAAAAGAACTCTGCGAAAAAATAGTAAATCATGTCGCAGGTTGTTTTATTAGAGAAGAATGAAGAGGTTAAACACACGTCAGACTCGATTGTGAATAGTGTGATCGATTCGTTTATCAAGCGGTCAAATCTCGGTTTGCAAAAGTATGGCACAACGTTGGATAGAGACGATTTGAAAGTGCTTGATTGGATTCAACATGCCCAAGAAGAGCACATGGACGCTATTTTATATTTGGAAAAGTTGAAACGAGAGGTCATTAAGAACGAGATTTAGATCTTTTATTGGTTCTTCGCTTTTTACTCTTTTTTGCTTTCGTTCTTCGCTTTCGTCGTCCACCGAATAGAGAGTCGCCATCGTAGAAGAGTTTTTGTTCACTATCGGACCTGCCATTTTCAAAAATGTAATTCATAAACCCGGTTGAAGTTTCTTGTGTACTATCTTTAAATTTACCGAGAGGCCTTTTCATACCATCAAAGAAGTTTACTTCTTTATCTTTGTTGTCTGACTTCGTTAAAAACTGATATCTCTTGTCATCATTCTGCGGTAATTGAATAATTTCTCTACAATAAATAGGATCGAAATCGGTTAATTGTGTGTCTCCAAACCAATGAGTACCAGTTGTTGTACTATTATTGTAGTCATTTAAGCGACGATCATTTTCGAAATCAGGTTTAAAGTTCCATTCTTGTAAACCTTCTTTATCCGTGAAAAACGCATATTTTTTGGGGGCGGAATGACTTTGTAAAAATTTTATTCGAGGGTTCGATTCACCTTCATAGCCAGTATCCACCAGCCCTTTAGCTTTTCCATTTCCAACAGGGACATCAACTCTTTCTCCATAACTAACACCAGGAGGTACCTCGTTCAACTCCTCTTCAGATGATGACATTTCTATATATAATCTCATCATAAAATAAAAACACTCCTAAATGATGAAACGAATTTATTTTCCAAACGCTTTAGGCCAGAGAAAAAGCGGCGTCGATTCGACCGCTCGATACCTTCGAAAAATATTTGGAAAAACAGATTTTATCGTTAGTGTTAAACCAGAACTCTCGCAAAACCTAATAAAACTGCATAAGGAAAATATGCGGGCTTCGTTACCCACCATTAATATCGGCGGCGATCACTCGATGGCGATTGCTACAGTTGCAGCTTCTCTCCATAAATACGGCTCCGAACTCAAAGTCATTTGGTTTGACGCCCACGGCGACATCAATACTCGCGCAACTTCGCCCAGTGGCAATTTCCACGGCATGCCTCTGGCCTTTCTAACCGGCCTCGATCACGATTATGACTTGTTTCCTTTTTTGTACGCCGTGCCAGAACTCAAATTCGAAAATATTCTTTACTTGGGCATCCGAGACCTCGATGATGGAGAGAAAAAAGTATTAAAAGAAAAAAAGATCAAATTCATAAAAAGCGCTGACATCAACAATGATCCGAAAAGGGCGTTCGAGATCGTGAAAGCATTTGTTGGGAAAGATCCAGTCCACTTGTCGTTTGACGTGGACGGAATAGATCCGAGCGAGATGCCGTGCACAGGGACCACTGCGAAAAAAGGGGTCCGTGTCGATGCAATCAAACTGGTTCTTGACAAAATCATGAAAAAAACAAACATTGTTAACATGGACATCACCGAGTTCAATTTGGAACTTGGAGATGATAAGCAGAGAGAAGTCTCGATGACGAACTTTGTGAAACTATTTGAGAAATATCTCTAAGGCAAGATTTGTGGCTCTTTGTTTGCAATGTTGTTTCGAATGATATAGATTGATGAAATAACCAATAGAGAGATTTCGGTGGAACTTCTGAAAATCATCGGAACATCTTGTGTTTGAACACTATAGTAAATCCACATGCTAGAGGAACAAATATTTAGAATGCAAAAAAGCAACGAGAGACTATTGGTGCTTTTGTTTTTGTACAGGAGATACATGAAAATAAATCGACCGACAACTGATAGCGAGATGGCAGTGTAGGGAATCGATTTTAATGCGCTGTCCTGCATTTAAAAGAAAACCTAAGGTTTCCTTTATACCGGTGAAGATTTAAAATGGGACACCCCGTCGGGGTGTCATTTCAAATCGTTACCGATACCGCTCCCTTGGAGAATTAAAATGTCCCATTTTAATTCTTCAATGGTGTAAATCATTCCTCTTGAAAGAAAAGTTGAATAAATTATTTAATTTGTTTGTTATAAAAAATTCAGTTTTTTATAACATAATTGCAGTCTACTCCGATATAAGTATCAAAAAGAAGGTGGGTGTCAAAAGGAAGGATTAAAAAGACAAAAGGGAAGGATCAAAAGGAATGAACGGCGAAGGCGTACCGCCTTAACCGTAGGTTTTCTTTAAAGGGAAGGATCAAAAGGAAACCGTAGGTTTTCTTTAAAGGGAAGGAGGGGTCAAAGGGGAACTACGTTCCCCTTAAAATTCGCAAATCATATCAAACACATCCGACGAGACTGACTTGTTCGCCATCGCATACTCGCTAACCGTGCGTTCAAAAAAGTTCGACTTGCTCTCCAAACTAATGAGCTCCATGAAATCAAAAGGATTTGCGCTATTGTAGATCTTATCAATATTCAGCTGGAGACAAAGCCGGTCACCAACAAATTCAATATATTGTGTCATCAACTTCGAGTTCATACCAATCATTCTGCACGGAAGCGACTCAGTTATAAACTCTTTCTCGATTTCCACTGCCTCTCGAATAATTTCCGCAATCTGGGATTTCGACAGTTTCTGTTCCAGTTTCGAGTACAACATCACCGCAAATTCAGTATGAAGGGCTTCGTCTCTGCTGATGAACTCGTTCGATAAAGTAAGACCCGGCATGAGTCCGCGCTTCTTAATCCAATAAATCGCCGCGAAACTGCTGCTGAAGAATATACCCTCGACGCAAGCAAATGCCACCAACCGGGTTGCAAAGGTTTCAACCGATTTGTCGTCGTGTCCGTGTCCGATCCATTTTCGCGCCCAATCCGCCTTTTTCGCGATCGATGGGCAAGTCTCAATCGCCTTGAACAGTCGGTTCTTTTCCGCCTTATCCTTGATATAAGTTTCGATCAAGATACTGTACATTTCGGAATGAATGTTTTCGATGGCTATCTGGAAACCATAAAATGCTCTGGCCTCGGAGAGTTGCACGTCGGCCATGAATCGGGTTGCCAAGTTTTCCATGACGATTCCGTCGCTGGCTGCGAAAAATGCCAAAACCATCGATATGAAGTACTGTTCGTCGTGTGACAACTTCGCCCAGTCGCCCAAATCTTTTGATAAATCGATCTCTTCGGCGCGCCAAAAACAATCAACCTGTTTCTTATACATTTTCCAAATGTCGTTGTGACGAATGGGGAACATTACGTAACGAGATGTGTCGTCTTTCAAAAGGGGGTCTGTCATCATTTTTCCTAAATAATATAGAACAAGGAGATTTTATAAAATTGGCAATCCAACGGTTCCCCACATCTACAAACTCTTTCTATTTTATAAAGTGTCGCACCATCTTTAGTATAAAGAAAAACTTTTCAAAAAAAACACATAAACAGACACACAAATATTTAGTTTGGATTTTGTATTTTTAGTGAACGTATAGAATAAAATATTATTTGAACGATGATTGACCCCACAAAACTTGATTCAAAAACTCTTCATAAAATTCTGTTTATTTATAATTCGATCGAATCTGGATGGAAAGTGAAAAAGAGAGACAATCAATATATATTCCAAAAACTGCATGGCAATAAGAAAGAGGTTTTCATGGAAGACTATTTAGAGAAATTCATTGCTGAAAACGCTTCTTTGAAATAATTTTTTTACTTATACATCCGAATTTACGATTCTCTCGAACTGACGTGCAATTTCTTTTTCCAAATCTGGCAACCTCTTGTACAACATCGGGTTTTTACCATCCTCATATTTATTGGGATTAAACTTAATAACTATGTTTTTTTCATCATCATCAACCGCTTTGTTGCCGTAAACAATTTGCAAAACAACGCCACTAATTTGGATATGACTCGTGCCTTCTTTGTGAACAAATCCGTCAAACTTGGAATCGATGAACTTTTGGATAACATCCTCTTTCGATTTGTAGAGAGAGCAGAGAGACAGTGGATCGGACGGGTATGTCTCGAGATAACACCGCTTACAAAACCCTTTGAATCTGGGCATTACGATGGTTGAAGAACACTTGGAGCAACCATTTTTCTCACAGGTTGACTCGTTTGCATCGTGCGGTTCCAGTGTCCGCGTGTTTTTAGAACCGTCTTCGCGATGGGCGGCACAAAACAAAGGTTTCCCAAAACAAAATCCGTAAATCGCCTTGTTCCGACACGTGTCCTTTTTGCAAATTGTCGGCATTATTTATAATAAAATTATACATTATTTGCCCCCTAAATGTCTCATCGGGGGGCAAACCGTGAACATACAGTCTCTACACCGACATGCGATTTTGGGTTGTTCAATGCCCTACATAGTTTGTAAGTGAATGACGAAATAGAAACCGTGATTTTTCGTTCAATGTAGAGGAATGGGGTTTTTTATGCGACTGCTCGCTCAGATTTAGGAAGAAATATGTTTTGGGATTATATAAAAAAAATGGGAGGAGCTTTGATGCAATTAGTCGCCTACGGCGCACAAGATGTTTTCCTTACAGGAAACCCCGAGATTACTTTCTGGAAGGTGTCTTACAGACGCCACACCAACTTCGCGATGGAGTCCATCGAGCAGACCTTCAACGGTCAGGCTGACTTTGGTCGCCGTGTGTCCTGCACCATCTCCAGAAACGGAGATCTTGCTTACCGCACCTATGTTCAGGTTACTCTCCCCGAGATCAACCAGTCACTTGGTGCTGCTGGCACTGGCCCTGTTTATGCCCGTTGGTTGGACTACCCCGGTGAGCAACTCATTGCTCAGGTTGAGGTTGAGATCGGTGGTCAGAGAATTGACCGCCAATATGGTGACTGGATGCACATCTGGAATCAGCTCACACTCTCTTCTGAGCAGCAGGCTGGTTACTACAAGATGATCGGTCACACCACCCAGTTGACCTACATCACTGATCCCCTCTTCGCTGATATCAACGGCCCCTGCGCCGCTGTCGGTGGACCCGGCCAGGTTTGTGCCCCCAGAAAGGCTCTCCCTGAGACCACTCTGTACATTCCTCTCCTCTTCTGGTTTTGCCGAAACCCTGGTTTGGCTTTACCCCTTGTTG